TCCTACTCCATATACCTCGCACCTGCGAGAGGTTGGTTGCATCCCCTCCTACATACTGGAAGCCGGGCCTCTGGTAGTGGGTCATCGGCGCGATCGCAAACTCACGCGGGTTAACCTCCGGGTAGAGGTTGATTGCCCGCGTGCAGCTTGCTATATTTGACCGGGTCGAGTACGCCCCGCCTATCAGAGGCAGCCTCACGCCCAATCAGCCACTTGTTTCCAGTTGCCCATCTTCGCACTGATGAACAACGTCACATGCCCCGAGACAAGCGTCACCGCCGCGCTTCCAGCATTCGGCGTCGTGGAGCCGTGCGGCGTGATCGTATCCGTCAGGCTGCCATTATTAAAGTTAGACTGGATATTGTAAATAGCGAGGGTACTGGCCCCATTATTCACAATCCAGACCCAACCGCTCACGAGCGCCGGTGGCAGCAGCACACTATCATTGTTAGCGGCTACTGTATCCACCTGAGAAAACCCGTCACTCAGCTGAGTCGCGCCCGTCACGCCGCCGCCCGACTTGGCCACGATCCCGCCTGCACTTCCCATAACCATGTTGAAGAACTTCGTAAGGTCTGTCCCATCAATCAGGGATGGACCTCTCATGGTCTGGAAAGACGGTAATGAAGCAATCTTACTAGCTGGCATTGTGTCCTCCAATCAAGAAAAGTCACCGATCTGCTTCCACACACCCTGTGTGGTGCAGACAAACAACGTCACATGCCCCGTCGCAACACTCACACCAGTGCTGCCGGCAATCAGAGCCGTTGCACCATGTGCCACAATCTGATCCGCCAGATTCCCGTTGTAAGAATTGGAAGCGAGTGCATAGATTTTAAGGCCCGTGGTACCAGCAGCACCCATGTTGCTTATCAGACACTGCATACCAGCGACGGCCGGAGGCAGCATCACCGAGTCGCCAGCCGTTACCACCGTATCGATTTCATTCCACCCAATGTTCAACTGGGGGTTCGCGCCAGCATAAGCGCCGCCGGCCAGCGCAGTAATCTGATTGGTCACCGGCAGGTTTGGAAGAACGCTAATAGTCATGATCGCCATCCTTTGATGCGTCGGCGATCAGAGCCCGCCAACACTGCTCTTTCTCAGTAAGTTCGATCTGAGAAAATATTATATACTCCTGGCCTACTCAACTCCTGCGGCATCTCCAACACCGGCACCTGCGCAGAAGTATTCCTGATCGCCTCTCTCGCCCCCTTTGCCAAGTTTGGCAGGTGATCTCCCTGATAAGTCCGCATCCCATAATGCGGCCTCAGCCTGATAGCCAAATTCAAATAAAACGCATTATAGTAAATGTATGGCAACTCGAACGTATCCGCATCCGTCAAAAACTGGATTGGCAGCTGATCCCTCAGTACGATCCCCACCCCATAAATCGACCCCACTGGAATCGGATAAACGAATAACCGTCCAAGCGGCCATGCTGGATCATAGTAATACGCTCCGGGGAAGCTGTGCATCCCCTTCAATGCAATCCTCGAATAGTCCTCCATTGCATTCAGCGCATACAGCGGATAGTCAATAGGCAGTCCTGCGCCAGAAGATGGCTGACGCAGGAAGGCAGCCTTGAGACGCCGCGGAGCCGCACTCAAAGCCTGCGTCGGCGCATTCGGCCCCGTCTCAAACCCACCCATAGCTCCGGCACCCGGCCCCACCGGAAAGTACTGGACAGGTCTGTCCGGCGTCCCCTGATCAGGATCCGCTGGCATCACCCCCAAATCAACGCTCTGCACCGTAATAGTGCGGCTCCTCCACACCAGAGAGGAGTCCTCACCCCATTCATGCAACATCCACTGTAGACGGGCCCAAGCGTCAACCAGCTCCTCCCCCGTCGGCACCTGTCCCTGTCCAACGGCCCCGCACTCTTTCAGTGCGGCTGAACAGATGTCATTGACAGACGTCTCAAGGGGAGTGATCTGAGCCATTTTACTTCACGTTAGGCGACTTCGCCTCATTCTGACCAATCAGTGCCAGTTGCATCTCCAACTCCTTAATCCGGTCAGCTTGCTGCTGGACCTTGGACTTGGGCGGCGCCCTATCAGCCTTATCCGGATTAGCTCTCAGCGCGTCTCCTTCCGTATAGTGCCAGCCCTCCGCCTTCAGAGTCTCTTCCTCCTCCAATGTATCCACCACCCTATTCTTAATAGCAAACACACTCCCCGCATACTTGGGATTGCCCTTCTCGTCATAGACCGGCCTGTTGTCCCGATCCACAATCATGATCCCCTGGCTCACACAATACTCCTCACCCTTGGGGTGGTAGAGCATCTTCGGATATTCAACAGGCCCCGAGTAGGTGCTCAGGCCATCATTATTAACAGCCTGAGCATTCGCCTTATTCTGCTCAAAGACGCCCCGATCCTCCATCGCATGATAAATCGAGTACACCTTATTAAGCCGGTTCCTTGCCACTTCACTTCCTCCCTTTCCCAATCCTCGCAACTACCGCATTGGCCTCTTTGATGGCCCGTGCGTCGTCGCCGGTCTTCCCGAGTGCCTGGTTGGCAACTTTAGCCCAGACTTTACTTTTTCGGGGGGTATTGGCTTTGTGTGTTTTGCTGTGTGCTTCCTTTTGGGTCCAGGGCATTCGCATCCTCCTTCTTTCCAGCGGTGGGAGAGGCAGTGGAAGTATCAGCTGCTCCGGTTCCTTTTTCGGCGGCCACAGTTCCAGCTGATTGGGGCTCAGAAAATCCGATGGGGTGATCTGTCCAGCCTCTTCCTCTGGCATCTGCCTCTTCCTTCTCGTCATACACAATGCACTCCACCGAGCCATTATATAACATCAGTGGGAACTTGGCACCAACTTGTGGCATTTCATCCTCCTTCTGGTTGGGAGGCCAGAATTGGCCTCCCATCCCGTCTAACGCCCTACACCAGTCCGCATGGGCCGAGTCGTCATCCCGGAACTCCGGTTTAGATGACATCGGCCACCACAACGGCCCACTCAGGCCGAATCCACAGATACCCATACAGCACGTCCAGACGGGTGATGAGCTGATCCGTCCCAATAAAGTAGTCCGTGATCATCCTCATCGACACGCCATCAAACGCTTCCCTCGCTACCGCATGAACACCCTCGGGGGTCTCCAAGTCGGCCATTGCCAGGGTTACCGCCTCCGGCGCGAACACAAAGTTCTTCCTATAAACGCTCGAGGCCGCCAGCCCACTGGTGGGATTGATAGCGGCGCCGTTGGCAGGGCTTGCAGTCACCGTCTGATACTGCACAGGTTGCCCGCCACTGGGAGGAACTATAGCGGGATACAGATACAGTGTGGTGCCACCGCTCGCCAACGGCTGTGTAACAACAAACTGTTCTAGCTGGCCGGTCGTCGCCTTCGTGATCCTATTAACCTTGTAGACGCCAGCAATCGTCACAATATCTCCGACTGCCAGCGTGACCGAACCCGCATTGATCGTAATAGAAAGTCCAGTCTGGTTCGCCCCATTGACCGTCAGAGACCCCTGACCGGCGGTACCGGACGTATGGGTGATGACCGTCTGGTCCTTCATCCAGATGAACCCAAGAGCATCATACATTCTTCCCGTAATATACTGCCTTCCGATCTCAGGAGCTGGATTCAGGAGCCCCGCCAGTGTGGCGACCATCCTAGCCTCAGTGACCGGATTATTCACCACCTTCCGGTTCTCAATCGGCCCCGAGTTATTATCCAGGTTGGCGCCCGCCAGCAAATAGGTGGCTGCAATTGGGCTCAGTATATTCTGAGAAGTATCCTGGTTCGCCACAAAGTTGCAGATGCCGCCCTCAGCGCCTGACATGATATCCATGGCCACGGAGCCCGCAAGATTGTTCACGGCCGGTGCCAGGATGCGCCGCGAGAAGTCGTCCAACTGCATGGTCCTCTCCTGAGTGGAGAAGGCCACGTCGACATGCTTCTGCGTTGCCAGCGTAAGCGTGGTGTTCTGTTCCGCCGTGTCCTGCACAGAGAGTGCCGGGCCGGTCGTAACAATGTAGTCGTTCGGCAGTCTGATTCTGAGCGTATTGCCAATCTTCGCTCCTGAGACGGCAAAGCTGTCATCGTACTGCATATCCACATTCTGGAGGAACGCATTGCTATTCTTCCAGAGTCTGACCGCCTCTCGGGTGATCAGATTAATCGTAAGCAGTGTGTTAGCCATTTGAAGAAGTTCCCTCAATGCGAGGGCACAGATCGGCCCTCCTTTCTGCGGTAGGCGACCGCCGTTAGCACTCTTCTCGCTTCGGCAGCTTTACTGCCTCGCTCGAAGTCAACGGGATTTCGTTCCCGAGTCTACGCCAGTTAAACCGGAGTCTGGCCTCCGACAGGGACCAAAGTCCCAGGAAAATTTACAAATGGCTATCTTATCCGTCTCTCAACAGCCTGTGCATTCCGTGCCTTCATCCAGTCATCAATCTTCATCTCATGCCCATGCTCCGGATCATCCGGCTTCGCCGAAGTCGTCGGAGAACTACTCCCTACTGGCCTAATCGGCTTCGGTGCCTTACTCGGCTCCTTCCCGCCTCCCAGCTGATCTCCAATCTTCCCAACCTCCATTGCCATCTTCACCGGCGGCAACGCCAAAATACGAGTCGCCTCATTCAAGTCCCCACCCAGCCTATGAATGATCCCGTCGGCCTCCCCTGTCTCCAACGCCGCCTCCAAAAACAAATTATACGTATGCATACTCCTAGCATCCGTCTGGTCAACAAGCTGCGTCAGCCCATTCAACCTAGTCTGCCAATCGGGAAATTTGTCTGCTCCTCGTTTGGCCGCGTCATTACACCTCGTATTAAAGTTCGTCTGAGCAGCCACCATTGTGGCCCGCTCAGCAATCATCGCGTCAATCTGCTCCTGCGTGAACTGCTGTCCGGTTCCGGGGTCAACCGGCCTCGGTGCCCCAGCTCCCCTAGCCTCATATTCTCGAAGCCGTGCGGTCAGCTTGGCTACCCGGTCCCTCGCAGATTTGGGCCATTCACCCGAAGGGGGAGGCGGCTCAGCAGGGGGAGCAGGAGGAGCCCCACCGCGAACTGCCTCCCCCGCAGCGGGAGTAGCAGGGACAACACTACCTCCCGCCGGTGCGGGACTCGGAGGAGCAGCAGCCTCGGTCCCACTAACCTCTTCATCACTCACTGTCACATCCTCCTAATGCCAGCGGCTTTCCAAGCATCAGTCTTTCGTCCCATCTTCAAGGACCGATCCAAGATCAATGCTTCATGAATACTCATCCTAGCATTCTCGTCAAGACCTGGCGAGTTGGCTGGGTCTAGCATCCTTGCCAACGTGTGCCGTGCCGCTTCCACCCCTTTTCCCCAGTTATGCCTAAGATAAATCTCCTCCAACTCTTTACTTGAAGCAGTCGGAAACTGGGCCTTGAACTTCATCCAGTGCTCATTATGGTGCATCAGCGCATCATAACTACTCATCACAATCTCCGCCGCCGTGCTCGCTACCAGCGGATGAACATGCTTCCTTCTCTCACTCGGCATTCTCTTTCTCCTCTTCCAAGTCTTTATCCTGCACTAGCATCGGCGTCCCTCCAACCCCCCTCGCGGCCATCAAATTCGGGCTCATCGCATCCTTCAGTGAGAACGCCGCCTTCGGGTGCCTCACCATATACGGATGCCTCACAACCAGCTGATCGTGCACTCCACCCCCAATATCACTAATATTCTTAATCAGCACCAAATCATTCCCCGCATTCCACGCCTTCTTAATCGCGTCAATCATCCCAGCATGACTATAGCTCGACCCATGCCAGTCAACCACCTTCGGATTGTCCGTCCTCAACAGATGCGGATTGACATAACTCCCATACGCCTTCGAATGGCTCCACCCCGCCTTCCCACCCGTACTCGTATACGGATGGAAGAACAATCCCGGCTCCGTCATATGTCCCAGCACCGGATCAATATAGCCCATCTGCCCCGAACTCCAAGCCGCCGCATCATGCGGAAGCATACCTTTCCAGAAGATCCAATTCTTCTCAAACGGCCTAAATCCCAACTGATTAATCCTATCCTTAACGCTAT